GGTTAGGGGAGATTTAAAGGGCATTTAAATAAGCTTTAAACCCCCGCCACATCCAGCGCAATCGGCACATACTTGTCGCTGTCGCCAACGCGCTCATATATCCGCACATACGCTTTACTGCTTACCACTTGCACGCTTTCGCTAATGGCTTGCATGGCACGTAACCAACGTGGGTCTTGGATTTCTACGCGGCGCAAACCTAAAATGCGTGATGTGTTCAGGTTGCCTTCTTTGTCCACGTTAAATGCCCGCTCAATCAAGGCTTTCAGCTCAGGGCGTGAGCCTTCGCTCCATTCGTTTAAGCATTCATCAATCAACACTTTTGCTGCTTGGATACGCTCGTCAAATTGCAAACTCTCATTGATGGCGCGTTGGATTTTGTAACGTCCGTCATAGCTAAACAAGGTGACATTGCCTTTGTTTCCGCCCACTTTCGCGCCGTATTTCTCGGCGGAAAGCTCAATAAACGCTCCGATGTCGCCAAAAATGCCGTCTTTAAACACGCCGATGTCGCGGTTCAATGCTTTTGCTTTTGTCGCCCATGCCTGCACTAGCTCGTCACGCTCTTTATCGATGTCACGCACAAGATTATCCGGTGTTAATGCGCCTGTTGCGTCGCGCCAGTATGTTTTACCTTCAATCATCACTTTCATGGTTTAAACCTCTTCTTTACCTAATTTAATTACGATTAATCTGTTGCCTTTGTTACGCTTTAGGATCGCTTCTGACCCCATCGCATAAAGTGTTTTTTTTCTAATATTAAATTTCTTTGCTAGTTCTTCCGCCGTGCCGTCGCCTAGATTCTCTTCTCCGCGATATACGGCGTAGATTTGACGATATTTAGGCACCTCTCCCCCTTAAGCCCAATAGACCATAACGCCTTGTTCATTTGCCACGTTTCGCACAATATGCACGCCATTTTTGACGGTGGTCATTTGCACGCCTTTTTCCTGTAATCGACGGCTCGGGTTTAAAATCACCATTTTTGGAAAACGGCCGTCTTTACTTTCAACGATTTGTACGCCTTCACGTCTTAACGCATACGCTACGCGGTTCATTTGTTCGCTCATTTGGTTGCTCCTTTGGTTTAATTAGTTGATTAACATGCCTGCGTAAGAATTGATTAACTTCTCGTCAATCTGTTTGCCGTGCATTTCTGCCACTCGGATCACGCCGCGCATCAATTTCGTTAAACGGCGCGCATTGCCGTGGCTGGCTTTAAATAGGATTTGGTTAAATTCATCCGTACCTAAGCCGTTTTCGGCTAATTTGTGGATGTCGTCTTCGCTTAATTGATTGCCTAAATCGCAAGCCAAGCCCACTCGGCTATAAAGTTGCGCCAATTCGCCGTATTTTCCTTTTAAATTCACTAATAGGCGCGGCATACCGGCAAGCACCACACCACACCCGGTCAGGTCGTGAATGCGGCGGATATACTCAAGGCTTTTGGTGCTTAACAATTCCGCTTCATCGACGATGATTAAGCGGCCTTCGCCCAGTTTTTCCGTAATACGGGTAAACAATTCATGGTTTGCGCCGACTTCGTTTAACCCCAACTGGTGGCAGAGGTTTTTCAGCAATACTTTCGGGCTACAACTCGGTTCCACTTCGATAAAAATTGTTTCAGGGTTTTGGCTGACATACTGTTTTAATGCCTTGGTTTTGCCTAAACCTGCCGCACCATAAACCACACTAATTTCGCCTTCGACATGGGCAATATGCACCACATCAAGGCAACGTTCTGCGGCATAAGTCGGCACAAATTCGCTGTTAAAATTGCGCTCAACCACTTTGTCTTTTTCGCGACGGATTAAGCGTTCCACTGCTTCGTCGATGTCTTTGGTCACGCCTTTATAAATGCCTTTTAAATACTGACTGATAACGGCGTTGGACTTGCCGAGGGCTTTTGCCACTTGTGTTTGGGTTAGCCCTTTCTGTTGCATAAATCTTGCAAGTTGTTCTTTCATGCTAATGCTCCTGTATTTGTAATTAATCTTGATGCGGTGCAAATTAAATTGCCTTTTAAGCTATAAACTTCTAAAAAGTCTTGTTTTGGTCTAATTTCAACCAGCTTTCCTTTATATTTAATCAGCTGATAAGAAAAGTACTCATTACGCTTGTACCCAATTCGCCCTTGGTGGACGTATCTCAGAATGCGTTCTTTCATTATTTAACTCCTGCAATCTTGCGTTGTTGGCGTCTCATTTCGCTTGGCAATAACGGAATTTCTTCGTCATCATAAAAGCGGTTAACTTGTTTTGCGCGTAAGCTATGTAATAGCTCTGCACCTTGTTGATGTTCGATCGTAATAACCGGATTTAACTCGTCTAAAATCTCATTTTCACGGTGTTTAATACGGTTTAATCTACCTTTCGCGCGGTTTTCACGTTGTTGTTCAACCATAGGTACCGGGAATGCGGCTTTCTTGTGTGCCTCGAATTCAGCGTTACAGATAAAACGACCATCTAACGTGCGCACCTGCACAAAATCCGCGTTGTGAATATCCACACCGACCTCCACTTCTTTCCCTTGATGGTTTAGCAGTTCAAGGTGGAAATATTTGTGGTTTTTCCACTCAATCAGTCCGCGTTTCGTCACCCGTTTAAAGTGCGGGCGCTCAATGTCGCGTAATTCCACGTCGGAAAGGTAAACAATCAGTTCTGGATTAGTTACGCGTTCATACTTGACAGCAGGAGTGCAACGAATTTCAGAGTGCACATGCTCGTTGTTGTACCAATCAATCACTTCTTGGATACCAACCATCAACTCTTCCCAACTCACCAGTTTTTCTTTCGCTTTGCGTTGTAACGGCGTTAAAACCGCCCCTTTTTTCGCATTGGAAAGGGAAATCATGGATTGCAACATCCGTCTTTTGCTATCAGGGTCTGCATCCGCCCCGTAATAGGTTGGAAAACGTTGTGCAATGCGTTTACCGACGGTTTTATTTAAGCGTTCAATAATCCCTCGTCCTTGCGGATTACCCGCAATCCCAGTGGCGTGATAAATGCTAAAGCGAGGTAAAATCCCAGTTACTTCGGCATCAAGTAAAATATTTTTCTCACCGCCCCCGTTATCGGAGTAATAAATACAAGGTAAACCATGCTGAGAAATGGCATGGCGTAAAGCGTCCAACACTGCAAAAGCACTTTCAGATAACGCCAACGACCAACCCACAATTTTTCGGCTTGCACCATCAATAATCATGGTTAATTCAGGCGTAAATGGTCGCCCATGAATAGGGTGTGCCACTTTCATCTTCAGCGAGTGACCGTCACCAATCCAAATATCATTAGCCTTAAACAATGACCAATCACGCTCAACATAAGGCAATAAACCTTTGTATTTTGAGCCAGTTAAGCGGCCAAACTCTCGGATATGCAATGGCAACTTAGCCAATGCACGACGCACTCGGTCAAGGCTTGGTAACATTTCGCGTAACATGTCGTCATTTTCGTGGCGAGTAAGCCATTCGGTTTCAAAAATGCGATACGCATCCACTACGCTAATGCCGTTGGTTTGGCGATAAATCCCCATAAACCAAGACATCCACCAAATACTTTCCACTTTATCTGCCTGGCGTTGACTCGGTGCCAATGCACGCAAACGTTCTTCTGCTGTTTTGCATTTGTGATAATCGATCACCCACTGATTCAGGGTTCTTGGCGATAACACACGGCCGCAGTTATTGCCGTTTTTGCTGTTAGCCTTGGAGACCAACGCCATCAAATCATCCGAAATATCACCGCACTTTGCCGCATTGCAGAGATGGGTAATAGCTTTGATTCGGCTTTGCACCTGTTCCAATTCACTCACATAAGCCACTAAAGCCATGCGTGCATCAGCAATTTCGCGCTGTTTAGTGGTGAGGTCGGCAAGGTTCAGATTTTTAACCGTTGGGAGTTGTTTTGGTTTTGTTGCAACAACCACTTCGGCGAATTTATTTCTAATTTCGGTTTGAAGATCCATTGGCAAACTAGCTAATTCATATTCAACTCCACCGCCTCGCCCTTGACGCTTTCTAGCCTTGCATTTATTTCGTTCAAAAAATGCCTGGATATTTTTAGGTGCTTTTGGCAAACCCGATGCTCCGAATTCGGCATATTCATAAACTGAATAATGTGTTTTTAACTCTAGACCAACCATAAATGTTCCTTTTTGTATCTTTTAAGTTCAATTTCATTTATGATGTTAAAACTTATTAGTTAGGACTGGCTTTCTATTACGCTCTGCGAATCGTTCAGCCCAGATAATCTCAGGGGCGATTCCAATGGCATTGGCAACAAGTCGTTCCATTTTCGGGTAAGACTTATCAAAAACCGTTTTTAATGTGCTGTAACTCACATTGCCTTCAGCCGCTAAAGAACGTAATGTCCAGCCTTTCTTTTTAAGTTCCGCAAGGATGTCGGCTTTATGCCAATTTACTGCGGTTTTTTTTGTGCTTTCTAATACACTCATTTAATACCTCTTTTTTGTTGTATCTATTGTGGTGTATATTAAACGTAATAGTTGCAACATGTCAACTATTAATTCACCGTAATAGTTAAATTTTTTGAAAATTATTGTTCTTTTGTGGTTAATTTATTTAAAAACAATAACTTAAATTAACTATTACGGTTAAATAAAAATTTTATGCACCGTAATAGATTTAACCGATTAACTATTACGGCATAACTTCTACAGAGGATATGTAAAAAATGACAGAAAAAGATAACTTTCCTGAAAGAATTGAGTTTGTGATTAATCGCTTAAATGGCCCTAGTGAGTTTGCTCGTCAAACAGGCGTAACACTATCAACCATTACAAGGTGGCGAAAAGGAGAAGCTGAACCGTCCAGAACTAATTTGGTTAAGGTTGCAGATAAAGCTAATGTTAAAATAGAGTGGCTAGCGGCTGGCAGGGGTGAAATCGAACGGACAACGCAAGATGAAAAACCATACAAAATAGCAGAGCCAATGGGTCAATATTCACATAGCGCCATTGATAATGACTTTGAACTCATTGATGATTGCCGCGACGTTATTGTAACAGCAGGTTATGGCGGCATAAACGGAGATTACCCCGAAATAAAGAAAACCAAAATAGAAAGCGAATGGTTGCGCGCAAGAGGGTTAAAGGCCGAAGATTGCGGCAAATATAAAGTGTGCGGCGATAGCATGGACGACACATTAAAAGACGGCGAAGACATTATCGTCAATCATGCCAGCAAAACTTTAATTGATGGCAAAATCTTTGTTTTAAACAATCAAGGATCAATGCTGATAAAACGTATTCAACGCACATTTAGCGGGGTAGAGCTACTCAGCGACAATAGCGCATACCGCCCAATAAAACTTACGGCAGAAGAGGCGGACAGCCTGCTTGTGATTGGTCAAGTTGTGTTAGGCTACCGCAATTTTTAAATGTAAATTCATTTCTCAAGTATTACTTGATACCTCAAATTAAAAGCGGTTTTTAAAAGTGTTTAAAAACCATTTAAAAACCGCCTATTCATATGCAAATAAAAACACAATTTTCACCCATTTTTCACCAATCCCCACCATTTTCATTATTTGCATAACTCCAACCCCTTAAAAACAACAAAGCCCCATAAACAGGGGCTTCACCGCATTTTTTCGCGCCAAATTTTTTTGTTTCTTCCTATGCAAATATTGTCACTACCCCACAAAACGGCAAGAGAAACCATTTTAAATGGCAGTACGGAGCTGGCTTTTTGTGAACAAATTGCAGAAAAATTAGGGATTACTTATCTCTTAGAGCGTTTCTTTATCAAGCTTTCCACCGGGGAAACGCGTAAAGTGCTATTGGCACAAGCGTTATTACAAAAGCCCGATCTATTAATTTTAGATGAGCCTTTTGAAGGACTAGATCAACAATCTGTGCAAGATTGGATGGAGATGTTAAACGAACTGAAAAAAGAATGTGCAATCGTTCTAATCGTTAATCGTTTGGCCGATATTCCTGCTGAAGCGACTCATTTAGCGATGTTGGAAAATTTAGAGTTAGTATTAGAAGGTGAACGCCAATTCATTGAGCAACAAAGTATTTATCAACAATTAGTGTATGCGGAGCAGTCTGTTGATGTAGCGTTGCCTGAGCCAGCCTCACCATTACTAAAATTGCCTGAAAATCAACCGCACTTTGAACTTAAAAATGTTACGGTTCAGTATGGCGATAAAGTGATTTTGGATCATTTAAATTGGGTTGTTCAGCCAAATCAAAATTGGTGGATTAAAGGACCAAATGGCGCAGGGAAGTCAACCTTACTTTCGTTAATTACAGGTGATCATCCTCAAGCCTTTGCGAATCATGTGGTGATCTTTGGCAGACAACGTGGTTCAGGTGAAACTATTTGGGATATTAAACAAAAGATTGGTTACGTAAGCAGCCAATTGCATTTAGATTATCGTGTGAATTGTTCCGTGCTAGATGTGATCATTTCAGGCTTTTTTGACAGTATTGGGATTTATCAACACGTACCAGAGGCAATTCGTTTGAAAGCCATGCAATGGTTGGCTCGTTTAAATCTTACTCATTTAGCAAAAAAGCCATTTCGTTCACTTTCTTGGGGACAGCAACGTTTATTGCTCATTACTCGTGCGATGGTGAAATATCCGCCTGTTTTGATTTTAGATGAGCCTTTTCAAGGGCTTGATGGATTAAATCGCAAGCTCGTGAAACATTTTATTGAGCAATTGGTTAATAATAGTAAAACCCAACTTTTGTTTGTCTCTCATCAAAATTTAGATGCCCCGAATTGCATTACGCATCTTTTTGAATTTATAAGAGAAAACGATAAATATATTTATATACAAAGTGCGGTCTAATTTGATAGACTTTTCTTATATTTCCTCACATTAAGGAGCAATCAATGGAAGGCTTATCTATTGCCGCAATCGTCTTTATTGTATTAGTCGTCGTCGTACTTTTTTCAGCACTCAAAACTGTACCGCAAGGTTATAACTGGACGATTGAGCGTTTTGGGCGTTATACCCACACTTTAATGCCTGGCTTGAACTTTGTGGTCCCGTTTGTGGATCGTGTTGGTCGGAAGATCAATATGAT